GGTGGTTGCTGCCGTATTTGCAAGCACGGCGCCAGTGGCATTTAAAAGCGCTCCCCCCACTTCTTCAGCGCCTTGGACTATGTTGGTTGACCTACTTATTGACCCAAATGCTTGTGAAACTCCTGCTGTTGCACCTCCTATTGATGTATCAGTATATTTTGCTTGATATGAAACTTTTACTTCAGCAGGCATATACATGGTAATACATGTGTCTAATCTTCTTGTTGGCGCTCTTTCAACACTAATTGTTTGTTTTTGGTTTTTTCTAGCAGTATAACCTGTGCGATTAATATCACCAGTTTTTAAAGCTTGTCCACCAAAACCTTTTTTAAATTCTTTTTGAGCAGTTCCTTTTCTATCTTTACCAAAAAATAAATCTCCTACTCCACCTTTTTGGTCAAAAATTTGTTTTTGTGTTTCAGTGGCCTTTTCTTTAAATTTATTAGTTTTAGTGTCAAATATTTTATCAAAAGCACCTGTAAAACCTAAATTCTTTTCTAAATGTTTTTTTAAATTTCTTTGTCCTAATGTTTCTCCACCTACAGATAACTGGTCTTGCATGTTATCAAATCTTACTTTTGCACTTTCTTGCTCATTAATAAAAAACATCATGTAGTGTCCATGATTGCCTAAAGATGGGTCTACATTAGTAGCGTCAAGTGGAAACGATAAAGTGGTTGTTGAGGTGTTAGTTCTTAATGGTGATATATCTGATGAATCAGTTCTGTTAGGGCCACCTATTAGTCCAGCGATACCACCAGCAACTCTCCTTAGATTTTTACCTACTATTCCTCTTGCTACTGATTTACCTATGTCTTTTAAATTGTCTAGCGCCATGTATAAATAGTCCTATATAATTTAAAGTATTTATAACGATTATGAGATATAAAGGAAAGTTTAAACCTAAAAATCCTACCAAATATAAGGGTGATTTGAAAGAAATAGTATATCGCTCATCTTGGGAATTAAAGATGATGAAATACTGTGACACCACTAAATCTATTGTAGAATGGGGTAGTGAGGAAATAGTAATACCATATGTATCGCCTTGGGATGGTCGTTATCATAGATATTTTCCAGACTTTTATGTCAAAGTTCGTAGTAAAAACGGCAGTCTTAAAAAATACATCATTGAAGTTAAACCTAAACATCAATGCACTCCACCAGAACAAAATCCTAAAAGAAGAACAGGCGTGTGGTACAATAAAGTTAAGACATGGGGTATTAATAAAGCAAAATGGAAATCAGCACAAGAGTTTTGTGAATCTCATGGTATGCAATTTAAGATACTAACAGAAGACCATTTAAATCCTAGATAATTACTTTTTACCTGAACCTACATATAATCCAAACCAAGCGGCACCAGCTCCTACTATGACTGATACAAATGCTGATTGTGCATTGGTTGGGTCAGGCAGTGTCATAAACCACTCTGTTGTGCGATAGAATGCGAATCCATATAGTGTTATAAGTAATCTAGGAAATATACGCCAACTATCAAACTTAGTCGGTGTTATCTCTGTTTTGTTTTCCTCTGTCATTTTTATAGTCCTGTGTTTTCTGCTTGTGAATCTGTAATATTTGTGCTTGAATATTGATGAGTTTCTGATTTATTTGAAGTGTCGATGTTGTTGGTTTGAATTAAGATTCCAGTATTACCTGCTAAACCAGCGCCCCCTACACCTGTGATAGTTTCAGCAGGTATATTAGGCACTGGTGTGCCAAAAAATGGAACACCTCTCATTAAACCACTAAAATCACCTGAGATTAAATTACCATTAAGTAATTCTCTAACAAAATTGCCCGCTAATATCATAGGTATCGCTATAATTTTTCCTAAAAATTTAAAAAGTTCTATTATAGGATTAAGAACTCCATTTACAATGCCCATGAGACCTGCTCCAAGTGACCTTAAAAAACTACCACTTCCATCAAACATTTCTTTATTAAATGCATTAATAAAGTCTAACATACCTAAAAGTGCTGTTATTGGAAAGGCAATAAATCTAACTAAAAATTTTCCTAATGCCTTCATAGCTTTTCCTAATTCATTTTTTCTAAAAAATGCAAAAACTTTTAGAAAAGCGTTTTTCATACCATTGAAAAAAAATCCAATAATATATTTTCTAAAGAAGAATGCTAGTGTTGTACCTATAGCGGTAAATCCCTCAGCCAACAAATTGCCAAGGTCACCAAAAAATCCTCTACCAGTTTCCCCAAAATTAGCTAAGTTTCGAAAAATAGAACCAAAACTAAATCCTATACCAGTTACAGTTTCAGATAGTCTTTTACTTAGTCCAATCAACCCACCGACTAATAAAAAAAGCACTGTTGCAAATCCTACTCTACCCAATATACCTTTATTTAATTCAGAAATTTTTTCACTTATAGATTTACCTGTTTTTCCAAAACCTTTTACTATATCTCCTCCTAATTGTGAGAACATTGATGACAGCTTAGTTTGTTCATCTTTTCTTTCCTCTTTTCTCTGTGATGGGGTAGGTGTCATCTCTAGAATTTTAGCACCTAAATCCATAGTAAATTTTTCTTGCCCATCTTTTACATCAAGCAAAGATTCTTTCACTTGATTTGTTTGTTGTTGACCCATAGATTCCATCATATTTTTCATTCCAAGCGCATTCATGTCTATAATTTCTGTTTGTTTTTCTAATTCTTTAAGTGTATCTACTTGCAAGTCCACAAATTCTCTAATACCCTCTGCGTTTGCCACTAGAAAATCATTAATCTCTTGGTTTTGGTCTGATAAACCTTTTACAATTTCCTCTAAAGGATTTCCTACTGTTTTCTTTTCATCGGCAGACAAGTCCTTTGCCTGTTTCATTTGTTTGTTTATGAAAGTTCTTTCAGCCAATATTTCAGGTAATTGGTCTTTAACACGCTCATCAGGCGTGTCATCTTTTATTGCAAGGTTTTTAATTTGCTCTGTTAACTCATTGTTTTTTTGCATGTATGCAATTAACAGTCTTGTATCTTCTGAAATAGCCATCTATTTTTGTCTCATTTTCCTATTTTGTTCTTCTATTTTTCTATTTTCTTCTTGAACATGTTCTATTAATAAACCTAAGTAAATCTCCCTCTCCCATGGCAACATGTTGTCTAACTCTGTCAATGAGTATTTATGGTGTTGCATGAGAGCAAAATTACTTTTATAGTAATTTTTTAGGCTCTCGTGAGAGAGCCCTATACTAAAAAACTTTGAAGCCCTTGTATTACGACTTCACTTTTTACTTTAGTCTCTGGATTAGTCACCTCTACAACATGTCTTAATTTTGGCATAGTTTCAAAAAATTTAGATATATCTTCAAATTGTTCAGTTGTTAGAGATTCAATAAATTCTGTTATTTCTTTTTTAGACATGTCTACTTTATTAAAAACTTTACCATCAAAATGTATCTCTGAGATACTATCAGATATAATATTAAACATATATTCTGTTTGATTATTTTCTTTCGTATTTTTGAATGAAGATATCAAAGGGTAATTAAAAATAATTTTAACTCTATCTGTTACCTGTATCTCATTTGTGTGGTCATCTGTCATAGTGCATTCTATTTCATTGAGATTTACTACAACATTTACTTTTGTTTTTTCATCATCTGGGCAAGTCACTTGCACTTGTGCTGTTTCCCCAACAGATTTTGCTCTTAATTTTAAAAAGATATACTCAGCGTCAAACATTGGGCAAGTTTTAGGGTTTACTTTTCCAAAAGTACACTGTGATATTAATTGATTCATAGCGTCAATTATTTCTGTGTCACTCTTTGATTCTTGTGCCATCATCAATGTTTTTTGTTCTTTCACTAAGAAAGGTCTGTACTTAATATCTTCGCCTGTTGATGGTAAGGTCAAAGTGTAAGTCTTGGTTTCAAGTTTAGGTAATGCCATAATTATTCACTCCATTATGTTATAATTTTCTTAATACTTTAGGTATATTCCTCGTAAGTTCTCTTTCCACTTGGTTAGCAAGAATTCTTTGAAAAGTTTCTACTATTGGTTTTGGTAAAAGTCTTTCATCTGTTAAATTTTTCCAGTATCTATAACTAAAAGATACATCACAAGTTTGTGCTGTACTGGATGGATTAGCGTCTAAATTTTGAGCAGATATTGTTTTTGGAAAACACTCCACTAGTTGAACTCCATATCTTCTTGCACCATCATTATCTAAACTATATATCTCAATCTTACCAACATAGTCATCATAATATTGTATCGACCATGAGTTTGGGTCATAAGCTAATCTTTGCCATGTTTCAAAAAATTGTTTTTCTTGGTAATTATTTGATTGATAAAAACTTGCTGAAATTTCAGCAAAAGAAAAACCATTAACTATTTCTCTAGTTGGGCCATAAATATTTGTATCTGGTGTTGAATCTAAAGTTCTGCCAGGAAAGTCAATTTTGTGACACTGCATGGACACCTCTCTCTGTTCACCCCTACCAAGACTATCTGCTAAAACATCAATTATAAAGTTATCTGATTTACCTCTCCCACCTGAACCTGCATAGCCTGTTGGTGGAAAAAACAATACTTCATATTGAGATGGTCTTGCAATTCCCTCACCATCTCTAAAAGGTGCTAATATCTCTTGTATGGTAAGAGCGGCACTTGATTCTATAAATTCTTTTAAATCAGCCATTATTAAACATATCCTCTTGATTTATTAAATACATATTTATCACCTCGTTTTTTAAATTGTTGCACTGGTAATAATGTTGCAACTACAAATTCATCTGCCTCTACTTTTCTAAAATTTGTTCTCACATGAGTTGCTAAATATCTTTTTAAACAAGGTTTAATTAATCTTATATTTTTTAATCTACTGTAAGTCACTCTTAACTCTGTTGACTTATCAAACTTATCATTATTACTAAATGTCATTAATCTATCTAGCAAACTCATTCTCATTGGTATTGACAAGTAATGTAAATTGATTCCTAAAAACCCATCATTGTATTCCTCAACAGGTAATACTAAAGGAAATGTATCATAATATGGTAATTTATCCTTTAACTTTGGGTCATATATAAACATATTTAGTAGACCAAATGTAGGCACTGTTGTTCTTTTTCCATCACGAATTAAATCAGCAGATTTGGGTTCACCAAACTCCTTAATTTTATTACGAAACCATTGTGTAGATTTAGGTTTATCACCTGCTGCCTTTAAGACACTTTGGATATATTTACTTCTTGCCATGTATGTATTTATAAGGATTGTATAGAATTATACAAGAAAAGTGCCCCTAGAAAAAGGGGCACTCAGTGGTTTACTCTGCGAGTTTTTCAAAATATGCTAA